GCGTTCAACAGCTTGGACTAGTATTGCCACGTGACCATGCAAAATCGACACTAGCAGCAACAGGGATACTCCACAGATTTTTATTTGCAGAAAAAGATAGACCTGAATTTATAGCTTGGATAGGTGAAGCACAAGATCAAGCGATAGATAATCTTTCGTGGGTAATGAACCATATTGAGCTAAATCCTGCTATACATTACTACTTTGGAGACCTTCAAGGGAACAAATGGACAAAATCAGAGTTTACACTTACTAATGGCTGTAGAATGATTGCAAAAGGTGCAAATCAAAGATTAAGAGGTAAAAAACAATTATCGACACGTTTTACAGGCATGGTGTTAGATGATTTTGAATCAGAGTTAAATACCAAGACACCAGACGCTAGACAACAAATTAAGAATTGGGTAACTGCTGCTGTGTTCCCAGCCATCGATTTTGATAAAAATGGTTTTTTGTGGTGCAATGGCACTATAGTTCATTGGGACTCGTTTTTAAATGGACTTGTTACTGGTGCTAGAGATGCAGAGAAAAGTGGAGAAGACTATTCTTGGGATATATATACACAAAAAGCAATAGAAGATGGTAAACCAATTTGGCCTTCACGTTGGCCATTAGCAAAATTAGAAGAACGTAAGCAGTTTTATATAGATAGTGGTACTCCTGCTAAATTTTATCAAGAGTACATGAATCAAGCAAAATCACCAGAAGATCAAATTTTTGCAGAAGAAGATATAAACAATGCACTTTACAGAGGAAATATAAGATTTGAAGAAGAATCAGGAAGTTGGTATATTAAATTCGATGATGGACGCACTGAGTACGTCAATATTTATATTGGGGTCGATCCTGCTTCAACTGTTGCTAGTAGGAATGATTATAGTTGCATCATGGTTTTGGGCGTTACAGCAGAGTTTGACTACTATGTTATCGAATATTGGCGTGAAAGAGTTTTACCAATGGATTGTGCAGACAAGATTTTTGAAATACTTAAAAGGTTTGACCCTGTAAGGAGGGTTAACATAGAAACAATAGCTTATCAGGAGATGCTTAGAGACTATGTCCAAAAACGAAGTAAAAGGGAAGGATTGTTTGTTCCAGGTATTGAGCAAGGAATTAAGGGCTATACTCAAAAAAAGAAAGATAGGTTGTTCGAGGGACTGCAACCTATGTTTAAAGCAGGAGCTGTTCATTTAAAAAAGATACACCATGAGTTTATAGGCGAGCTGTTAGATTTTCCAAAAGGTTCGCATGATGATACAATTGATGCTTTTTGGCTTGCTACACAATATGCTAAGGGTAATCCAAAGGCTGGAAAGAAAAATAAGGAGAAACAGAAAAATGGTAGTTATAAGTCTGCAAGAAAGATGTATGACTGGATTACAGGCAAGCGTATGTAATTTGCATTTAACTACTAATTTTCAGTAAATTTAATATATGATTCCACAGGACAAAAGAGCAGAAGAAATAAAGCAACGTTGGTTGCGTTGGTATGATGCTAGAAAAGATTGGGATACCCAAGCTAGAGAAGATATAGATTTCTACTTAGGCAACCATTTTACAGATGGCGAAGCACAGGAACTTGCTGAGAGAAATCAAATGGGGCTACCCATTGATCGTCTGTATGCTGCTATCGAGCAGTTTAAAGCAATTATTACATCTAAACCACCAAAATTTACAGCTGTTGGTAGAGAAGATTCTGATACTAGGTTAGCAAATGTATGGAAAACTATACTAGAATATATATGGGATAACTCAAGTGGTGATGAAGTATTTAAACAAGTAATACATGATTTCTCTGTAGCTGGCTTAGGATATTTTTATGGTTATATTGACCCTGAAGATGATTATGGTAGGGGAGAAGTTAAATTTTCATATGTTGATCCATTTCGTGTAGTCGTTGATCCTAATAGTAGGAATAAATGGTTTGATGATGCTTCTGGAATGCAATTATCTACTATATTAACAAGAGATCAATTATTAGATGCATACCCAATGTTGGGAGAAGAAGACGAAGATGGAAATATACTTTTAGATGATGTTGAGACTTTAGGAATTATTGATGAAGATTATCCTGCTTCTATGAATAGACAAGAAGGAACTTCATTTACCCCAGATATAGTTAAAGATTATGATTGGGGAAATAAAAGTGATAAATATCGATTAATAGAAGATTTTAGAAAAGTTAAAATGCCATTTTTTAGAATTATTAATCTTCAAAATGGTGAAGAAAAAATATTAGATAATGATGGATTAGAAAAATTATTAGCTGATGAAAGTACAGCAGAGGCCTTTGACAAAGGTCTTTTTGATATAGTTCAAGTCCAACAGACAAGGATTAAAGTTACATGTATTATTGGTCAAATAGTTTTGTATGAAAAAGTTTTAGATACAAATATATTTCCATTAGTACCTGTTCCAAATATATGGACTAATACTCCATATCCTATGAGTGATGTTCGTAAAAACAAGGGATTTCAGAGGTTCTTAAATAAAGTAATGTCTTTAATAACTTCGCATGCACAGGCATCGTCTGGCTTGAAGTTGCTTATACCACAAGGTTCTGTACAAGATGTAGAAGAGCTTGAACGAGATTGGGCGAATCCCAATGCAACGATAGAATATGACGCTTCATTTGGCGAACCTCATTTTCCCTCGCCTCAACCATTAGCAGGTTCTATACTACAATTACCACAAATGGTGGAACATTATATCGATTTAAACATTGGAATATTTGAGATGCAACAGGGAAACACTGAAGTTGCACCTAGAACATCTTCTGGAACAATGATGATGGAAGATTTTGGGCAAAGGCGTTCAAAGTCTAAATTAAGAGATGTTGAAGCTAGTTTAAAAAGATTAGGAATGCTTATGTATCATCTTGCAAAGTCGCATTATGATTTTAAGAAAACATTTAGAATAGCACAACCTAACAACGATATTACTGAATATACGATAAACAAAAAGCTTTATGATGACAAGACGAAAGAATTAATGACAATAGAAAATAATTTAAGTGTTGGAACTTTTGACATTAGAGTTATTGGAAATTCTACAATGCCTTCTAATAAATGGGGCGAGTGGAATGTTTATATGGAAGCATATCAAGCAGGACTTATTGATAAGGTAGAGGCACTCAAGAAAACAGAAATATTTGATAAAGCAGGTGTACTTGAAAGAACAGATATGATTACACAATTACAATCACAATTACAAGCTGCTCAAGAAGAAATTAAGAAGCTAAGTGGAGACTTGCAAACAGCCAATCGTGCAGAAGTACAATCACGCAAGAAGGTTGAAGTTGAGAAGTTTAAAGGTCAACTTAAAGAACAAGAATATGAGTCTAAAACACAAAACAAGGCTTCAATTGATAAATTATCTAACGCTGTCAAGCTCGAATCTGAGAAATTACGTTTAGCGACAGAAGCAGAAAAGAAACGTAGTCAAGCTCAAAAAGGAAACGAGAAATAGCAAACACAAAGGAGTTAACATGTCAGACAATGACGTTATCGCTTCTGTTGTCGAAAATCAAGATGGTCAAGTCGACACAGGAGTAGGGCAAGATGAAGGAACAGTTCAGGAAGAGAGTTCTACACAAGATTGGGAGGCACAAGCAAAGTACCACCAATCTGAAAAGGATAAACTCTACACTGAAAATCAACAGCTTAAACAATATGAGAAAATTGGAAAATTTTTGGAATCACGTCCAGACTTGGTACAAAACCTTATGGGTGAAGTAAGTGGTCAACCAAATAACCAAGAAGCTTCTGTTAGTTTGAAACCTGATGAGTTTGATCCTTGGGAAGCCTACAATGACCCATCATCGAAATCCTATCAATTTAGGATGCAAGAAATGCAGCAAACTATAAATGGTGCAGTTGAACAAGCTGTAGGTGGAATTAAAGCAGAGCAAGGAAGGTCAAATCTTCGTGCAGATTTAGCCAATAAAGGCTTAACTGAAGAAGAACAAAATTCTTTCTTTGAATTTGCTGATAAACATCCATCTGAATATGGCTTGGACAATGTGCTTAAAATGTGGCGTGCTGTGTCTCAAGCTCCAGGGACTATTAATGAAAACCCACTAGATCAAATAAGACAGAATCAAGCTAACCCTCAACCTGCAGGCGTATTACAAGGCTCGCAACCTGAGAGAAAGAATGAAGCTGATAAAATGTGGGAATCAATAGTAGCTGCTGGAGGTCGAACTAATGTATTAAAATAATAATAAAAAGGAGTTTTAAAAATGGCTACTTATAATAGTGGACAAGTAAAATTTGGTACTCCTGGTGGTGCAACTGTCGATAGTGCTTCAATGAGCACAAGACGATTGTACGATTTCAGTGATAGGGTCGCTGACTTAGCTCCAGAAGAATCACCATTTTTTGTATATTTGTCAAAAGTAGGAAAAGTACCAACAAGCGATTCGCAATTTCGTTTTTTGGAAGATAGAACTAAAATTGCAATAACTGATAGATCGTTTACAACATCAAGTAATCTTGGAGCAATAGACCCAGATACTACAGATACAATGACAGTATCATCTTCTCCATGGCTTATTAAAGGTATGGTTATAATGGTTTCTGCAGCTCATTCAGGTGCAGGCGCAGGAAGTAATTCTGCAACATGTGTTATTACTGCAGTCAATTCAGCTACTGAAATAGAAGTAAGATGGCTAAGAGAATCTAGTGTTGCAGTATCAATTGATGGCTCAAGCACAGCTGTAAACTGTCAAGTAATTGGAACTGCATACGCAGAAGGATCAGGTGCTCCTGATGTATGGTCACAAAAGCTAGATAATGATTATGGGTTTACTCAAATCTTTAAAACAGCTTGTGAAATGACTAATACAGCTCGTGCAACTGTGTATCGTGGATATGCTGATGAATGGCAACGTATTTGGAATCTTAAATTGCGTGAGCATAAGATTGATATCGAAAGAGCTATGCTTTTTGGTCAACGTGCAAGTGTAGGTGGAATACAATATTCTGAAGGCATTGTTGGACATATAATTGCAGAAGGTTCAGCACCAGTAGCTGATGCAACTCAACTTTCTTATACTGAAGGTGCAGCTTATCACAAAACTATTGCTAGTGGCAGTATGACTTATGATAACTTTCTTTCAGACTTAGAAGTTGTTTTTGATCCAGCTCGTGGTGGAAGCTCATCTAAGTTGGCATTATGTTCTCTTCCTGTAGTTTCATTGTTTAATAAGCTTGGCGATGGTGCTTTTGTTGATGCCTCTATGGGTCATAGTAACAATCCATTTGCTTATAACTTTGAAGCAAATCAAGGTGCTTTTGGTCATAAAGTTACAAAAATAGATACTGTGCATGGAGATATTTCTCTTGTAAAAGAACCATTATTTAGAGGTTTGGCATCTACTTTTATGGCTTTAGTAGACTTAGATCATGTTTCATATCGTCCACTTGTTGGAAATGGTATTAATCGTGATACTTCAATTACAACAAATGTGCAACAGGCTGATGAAGATTTACGTAAAGACATGATTCTAACAGAAGCAGGTCTTGAAATAACTCTTCCTGAAACTCATGCATTATTTAATATAGAAGGAGCTTAATTATGAGAAGTGATGTATTAAATAGTAGTAGCAATAGCTATGGACAACAAATAGACAAATGGAAGTTTTCAGCTAAAACTGCAGCATTTACAGCAGCTGATGGATTTTGTTATCTTGTTACTGATGCTGATGGATGTGCTGTTACCTTACCTGCACCAAACATTGGAGATAGAATAAAAATAGTTTTTGGATGTGTTACAAGTAATAATCATACAGTTACATGTGATGCAACAACAACTTTATTTAGTGGATATGCTCTTATGTTAGATGCTGATGGTACAGCTGCACAATGCAAGGTTTTTGCTCCAGACGAAACAGATGATGATGTTATCACATTAAATGGTGGAACAACTGGTATTTCTGGAACAATTGAACTTGTAGGGTTAAGTAATAAAATGTGGCAAGTAGAAGCAGTCTTATATTCTGAAGGCACTGTTGCTACGCCATTTGCATAAACCTAAATAAATAAGGGTTAACAGGATTGCTTACTGTGGGGCAGGTCGTATAAAGGGCTTGCCCCTAACAAGCTAATAAAAAATTATGATAATTAAAGCAATTATATTAACAACATTATTAACAAGCGAATCAACTATCGTTGCAATGCCTCCTGATAAACCAAAGATAGAAAGAAGGCGAAGAGGGAAGCAGAACAAAGGTAGAAAACGTGGAGGCAATGGTTTAAGGTGAATAAAAAGTATAAAAAATATCCAATGGGTGGAAATCTTTATGGCCCATCTCATGATGATGGTGGTATTAAAATTGAAGCAGAAGGTGGTGAATTTATAATAAAAAAAGATTCTGTTAATGAAGAAACTTTACCTATTTTAGAAGAAATTAATGAGACTGGAGTGATTCCAATATCAAATGCAATGGATCGTAATGAATATTATGGTGGTGGAATGGTAGATAAAATGTATAAGGAAGGTGGAATGATCCCTAAAGCACATAGAGATCATCATAGCCCTAAGCATATAAAAACTATGAAAGCTGATATGAAAAAAGGAGATAGTTTTAAAAAAGCACATAAAAAAGCATTAAAGAAGGTTGGTAAATAATATGGCTATATTATATTTTTGTCATAGATGTAATGCAAAGGTAGAATGTGAAACTAAAGCAGACATGATATGTGAATGTGGTCATTATGCAAAAGATCATGATGATACACGTAATCATGTCAATATGCGTAATACTTGGTCTGGAACTACAAAAATAGAATTTAGTAGTACTACAATGGGTCAAGATATAGCTGATAGGAATAATAGATAATGGCATTTGATACACAAATAACTGATTTAGTTGGTGGAACAATAGACCAAACTGCTTGTGATCAATGGGCTGCAGATGCATGTAAAGAAATTATACATCAATTGCCAGCTAATTTAAAAGAAAAATGTTCTACTGTTAGCCTTTTGAATAATAGTGCTACCACTATGGATTTAGATGGAGTAGGAGATATTTTATATGTAACACGCCTATCTGCTAATAGTGGTGGTTTTCAAGTTCCATGTAGAGAAATACCTTCAAAATATGGTGGATTGGCAACAGACTCTTCAGATTTAAACTATTATGGAACTGCTAGTGATCCTGTATTTTGGACTCAAAGCAATACTTCAGACGCAGGGACTTTATTTGTAAAACCTGATCCTGATGCAACGCAAGTAGCATATGTTCATCATATTACATATCCTAGTGTAAATGTAAGCGATGTTAGTACAATAGCTAATTTCCCTGATGAAGCAGAGCATTTAGTAGTATTGTATGTAGCTACAAGGCAATTATTACAATATCAATCTACAATGTCATCTAGTTGGAATAGTGATATTACTAATGCATTAGGTAAAGTAACTGCAGCATTAGGTAAAATGGATACACATACTTGGGATAATGAAGAAACATTTAAAACTACTAATAGCCAAATAACAAGAGTTAAAGATGCTTTAGATAAAGTTTCATCTTTAATAGAAGGCGATAAGCCTGCTAGCTCTTATGATGCACATGATTTATTAGCAGCAGAAGATTTAGAATTATTATCTGGTAATTTGCAAATAGCCTCTATGGAAATAAATAGGGCTTCTTCACATATAGCTGAATGGAATGCAATAGGTGCGATGGCACTTCAAGATGCAAATGGTTCTATAGGTGAGGCAGGTGCAAGGCTTCAACAAGATATAACTAAATATCAATGGTATGGCGATCAATATGCAAAATTAAATGCTGAATATCAACGTGGCTTAGCAGCTTTAAAAGGAGCTTAAATGACAGTTAAAAACGTATTTTCTCAATTAGAAAAATTATTTGGAAGAAATTCAGAATCATATCTTATACAATTAATAAATGATGGTTTAATGGATATAGCTAATAAAAAAGGTGGATATACTGTATCAGCTACTACAGATTTAGAAAAAAACAAAAGATGGTATGATCTTCCAGAAAAAGTTTTAAGCATTGAAAGAGTAGAGATATTGGATACTAATAATAGGTATGTTTTAGTTCCAAAGCTTAGTGATCCACATAAGATACTTAGAGCAGATACAGATGCATCTAATGATTCACTTAAATAGGAGATAATATGGCAAAAAGAACATACCCAAACGATTATTTTGCATGGTATAATGATGATCAAAGATTAGCTATTCTATGTCAAGATACAACATCTACATCTTCAAGTGAGCGTACCACAGAAAAATATGATACATTTCAAGATAGTGGAAATTTAAGTGGTACTATAACAGGAGTTACAAGGTCAGGAACAGCATTAACATATACAACAAGCGAAGATCATGGATTAGCTGTTGGAGACAGAATTACTATAAGTGGAACAACAAATTTTAACGATGACAATCTTTCAAGCCAAAGTATTCAAACAGTTCCCTCTACAACAACATTTACTATGACTAAATCTGCTTCTAGTGGAGATAATGAAACTGGCTTATCTGCTAGCTTTGCATCGTTATTTATTGATAATGGCCTTAGAATGACTTATAAGTCTAAGTACGAAACTGTTACTGCGACAAGCGAAAATTTAGATACTGATATTGGATTAGATACAAGTCTTCATCCACAATTAGTTTGCTATATGAAAGCAAGACTGTATGAAGATCAAGGAAATTTTGAACAAGCAAATTATTTTAGGCAAATGTACGAAAACCAAATGATGAAACAAAAGTCAAGAAAGTCTGGTGTTCGTGGTTTAGCTGTGCCAAATTTATAAAGGATATATATGTCTTCAACATCAACAACATGGACAACAGATACAAATACCAAGTCAGGTACTGTGCAAATATATGAAAGCAATGTTTCTACTTTAAAAATAACTGGAGTAGAGAGTGGAGATGCTGTGTTAGAGCTATTTGCAGATCAAGGAGATGATAACGCAGATAAGTGGAGAATGTGGACTGCTTCAAGTGATAATGATTTACATTTTTCAAATTATACAAGTGGAGCATGGGCAGACAAATTAACAATACAAGATGGTGGGAATGTTGGTATTGGAACTAATGATCCAACATCACAAGTTAGTGCAGATGTATTTTTAGAGATTAAAAAAGCATCTGGCATAGCAGGACTTGCTTTAAATGGTGGAGGTGCAAGTAGGTGGGAGCTTACATCTGATACTGGAGATGACTATATAATTTCAAGAAATGGAACAGCTAGATTTAAAATAGATGGATCAACTGGAGATAGTTACACAAATGATGCCAGTCTTAGTTCTTTATCAGATGTAAGAATTAAGAAAAATATAGCAGACTTAACTGATGGCCTCGATATAATTAATCAATTAAAACCAAGAACGTATAAGTTCAATGGAAAAGCTTCAATGGCTATTGATGATGATGTCACTAGATATGGATTTATCGCAGATGAAGTTATGGAAGTAACTACTAATTATACCTCTGTTGGTGTTGGAGTAATAGATGGTTCAGAGGTAGATGATTTAAAATCTTTATCAATGACAAGAATGATACCAATGCTTGTAAAAGCAATACAAGAATTATCAGCTAAGGTAACAGCCTTAGAAAACAAATAACAAGGAGAGACAATGAGTAAAAATAAAGTAAAAGAAACAGAAGCAGTAAAATCAACAGTAGTTGAAAAAGCACAAGAAGCTATTAAGAATTTAGAGTTGCAATTAGAAGAACATAGAAAACAAGCTGATTATCACACTACTATGGCAACAAAAGCACAAGGTGCATT